GCACCTGGGACATTCCTCACAGCTCATCTCGTCGATACTGCAACAAGCATATGTGATGAGCATTTCAACGGCTTCATCCTTGGTCATGCTGTCCCTCCTTCGGCCTTACCGCCCGGTAGGCGGCTACTATGCTCTTCATCTTTTGCGACGTCTTATCGGCCAAATGTTTTTCTTGCCAAATTATATCCTCTGCAACAAGGTCGATTAGTTTGTCGCAGGCTTCCAGCTTTTCTATCGCTTCTTCGTGTTGCTTGAGCAGTTCATCAAAGGATTGTGTGTTATCAGGACGGGCATCTAATTGTTGCCGGAGGGATTCGTTTTCCTGCTCAAGTTCAAGCACTCTGTCGCTGATAGCATTGATCTCATCAGTTATACTCATGACTACCCTCCTTATCGCATTGGCATCTGAAAGACTATATCAGGTAAAGACGGACGATATTCTTTTTCTATATGCATTAATCCTTGCCTCACAATTTCGTTTTGTATGTCGTCTAATACCATCAATGCCCGCTCTTCGGTCCTGTAAGTTCCCAAAGTGATGTCCCTGTTGTAGCTATCGGTTACTGCCAATGAAAATGTTGCTACTTCTTTCCCGCTGGGCGTCTGCCGGAGATCAACGTCTTTTCCTAATCGTCCTGATACAATAACTCTGTTTATGCTCATTTGTTTTCGCCTCCTGCTGTAATTTTAATTTTATGGCCCAATTCTTTTTCAATTTCCTCAATGGTCATTTCTTTAAGCGGCACCATTCTTTTGGGGGTTATGTCCTGTGTTGTAAAACAAGGCTCCCTCTGGTTTCCTTGGAATGTGTATTAACTAATTTCCCAAATTGTTTTTTGCTCTATCGGGTATCTCTCCGGCATAACCCTTGGCCGGCTCGGTACATTCCACCCTTTAGGTTTATATTGCGTCTGTCCTATTACTTTCCATCCGGCTGCCTTTAAGCTACTGCCCGGCTCTGATTTTAGAGTATAGGTGATCAGCCGCTTGTATCCCAGGTTCCTGGCCACCCTCCACGCAGCTGCGTAAAGTTTACTGTTAGCATTCGGGTAACCGTCCAATACGCAAACCCGCAATACCTCAAGGGTTAAACCATTGTCATTGTGTCGGGCTATTGGCCTGCCTACTATGGCAACGCCTATAACCTTCTCCCCATCATTTAGCCCGATAGAAAACTTGTGGCCTACAGGGGCTATATTGTGCCGGTGATATCTGTTTACAAAATCCTTTGCCTCCTGCAAGGTAATTGGCTGCAGTTCTAACAATATAATCCCCTCCTAACTTTCCGAGAGCCAGGGCATTAAGCCCCGGCCTCCTGCGTAAAGAAGTCAAATTCATCTTCGGTTGTTGTTTCTTCTCCAACTTCTGCGACCACTTCAACGATTTCCGTTTCTGCGGTATCAGGTTCAAATGTTTCTCCTTCGCTGGTATCGGTATCAACAAAATCATAGCTGCCGTCCTCATTCTGCAAAGATTCGTCCCGTTCGTAAGCGGTTTGCAGTTCGATCGACATGATGCCCCACTTGCTTATCAGTTGCCGGAGCATAGTTTTAAGGGCCATATCGTCAAAAGACTTGTACCAAAAGGACGAATACAACCATAAATCACCTTTGGCTACTTTCCCTGCTTCATAATCGGCAAAAGATACTCTGTTGTATTTAGACTCCCTGCCCTTTGTGGCTTCAGCGCTAAAGGCCGGACTGTATTTATCAGCATGAAGCAGCATCTTTTTCTTGCTCCAGTACATAGCCTTACGGAATCCATTGTTGTACTCAAACATTGCATAGTAACCGGCAGTAGGTGTGCTTTCCCTGATTTCTTCATCGTCAATAAGTTTTACATCGATTTCTTCGGTCAAGGGATTGAAGTTAATCAGTTCCCCTTCCTTTATTGCCAACACATTGATTTTCTTGTAGTAGCCGGAACGGATGGCCAGTTGGAGATAGCCCTTGTAACCAAGTACAAATGTAGCAACAGGAAATTCCCGTTTCTTATCCTTAAAAGGAACCATGTAATATTGCCCTAATTGGGGGCTAGGAGAAAGTTTAAGGCTTTCACCTAACATGGCTGCGGACAACAGAGTTCCGTAATCACATTCAGCCAAGGCAGGATTCGTTGATACGGCAGAGATAAGGGCCGTGATAAACCGTTGCCCATCTTTCCCTCCTACCATCTGGTTGATTCTGGTTTTAATAGCGTCCTGCGTGAGATAGGCTGAAAATGTTTGTTTTTGTGTCTTTTGGACCAGGTTGTTACTTACTTTTGCCATGTTAATTACACCGCCTTTCCTTCTTCTTTGGGGACCGGAATATATTTAATCGAGTTGTCGATCATAAATTGCTTGAGAGCATTAAGCTGATCTGCCGTTCCAGTTACCCGAAAATCTATTTCGTATACTTTTGCCTTGTCTTTTTTAGGTTTGGCCTCAAAGACAGGCTTCGGTGCTGGCGTAAGCTCGTGCAGATTTGCATTTTCTAGTGCCTGTTTTTTGGTTTCTTCCTGTTGATTTTTGTATTCTGCCAACTTTGCGGCTTCTTCTTCCATAGCTTTCTTTTCTTGCAAGGCTGCGGTCAGATCATATTCTTTTAGATAGGTTTTTTTGATTTGCACTTTGTAGGGTGTGTCCAGTTCGTCAATTACTGCCAGATCGTTTTCTACCTTTATAAACAGGTCGGTAATCTCTTTTTGAATATCTGTTTCCTTGTAAGTGACATTCAACCATCTTTCATTGAATATCCGGTCAAACGGGACCAAGCTTTCTAAGCCAGCCACCTTATCAGCGTAAAACTGCTGGACAGCCATTTTCTTTTCGTCTTTTTTGATTTGCTCATAGTTTTTTACCTGCGAATCGATAGCCAGTATCGGCTTGTCGATCATTGCGGTTATTTCCTTGATCTTCGCTTCAAACGCTTCATAAGGAGCAAGGCATTGTTTTTTCACTTCTTTGCGCTTGTTTTCAATAGCGTCTTTAAATTTGTTAAGGTTTGCCCTGTCGGATTTAGCGTCCCTGATTGTTTCTTCGGTATAAACTAACCCCTCATACTTTTTCAGCCTTGCGGCCAATTCTTTCTTGATTTCCTCATGGTTAAATTCGACTTCTTTGATAAAATCTTTTTCCGTGGGTTTGTAGATTACAATTTCCATGGGTTTTCCCCTCCTTTTTTTTATTTATATTGGTGGCAGTACCAACGGTGGTTTAACATCTTTTTTAACGTACTGCCAAAACTTGATTTCCTGTTCCAGAAGGTAATCCAAGTCCTCCTGAACATCTGCTCTTTCAATGTGATAATGCCTGGTGTTCAGTCTTACATCGTCGCCGTAAACAGTTTTGAGTTGAGCTTTTAAAACTGCAAAGTCCCATCCGGTCGCCAGCATATAATGTAAAACCTGAATGTAATAGTTATCTGGTATTTGCTCGTTCCACTTTTCCCGGTGCATGGAGTTGAGGATTTCGGTTGTCTTAATTTCCAAAACCCCCCTGCGCCCGGTTTCCTTTTCGGCCAATTCCCCATCCAAGGTTCCTGCTATAAACGGGTATTTAGGATGGCGATAGACTGTATAGTCGTCGTTGGTTTTTACCTCGTACTGAGGGAAGTCTAAGGCAAATAAGGCGGTTAGATATTGTTCTGCTTCTATTCCGTACCTTACATATGGCTTGTGGGATATATCTTCCGATTCAATTCGCCCGGTCTTTTCCTGCCATACTTCGGTGTTGGATTTGTAAGGATTCATGCCGAGAATAGCGGAAGCATCAGAACCGCCTATAAATGTCTTGCGTTCTTCCAGCCATTCTTCTCTTGTCTTTTCCTTGATTGGCAGTATTTTTGCGGTTGCTTCCATGATCTCCCCTCCTATCTCCACATCACCAGTTTTTCCGCATACTTCGCCATGTCAAAATCAAGGGTATGGGCTTTTGGTCTGTCCACCTTGTAAATAGCGTCCTCGATCTCGCAGGAACATTTGCTCACTTTCCGGCGAATGTCGTCCTCCCCTGCCACGATCAGCATGTCTATTGCTTCTTCCAGCAGGTCATATGCTTTTTCCAGGGCGCTTCTTGTCTTGATCTGGTCTGCCATATTAAGCCCCCCTTTCGTCTTTCCGGTAAAGCGCCATAAAAGTAATCCCGTCAACAACGGCTTTTCGTTCTGCTAGATACACCGTGTTGTTTTCAAAAAGGCGTTCGGTGTATTCCGGGAAAGAAATATCAAACAGGTCTGTCGTTATCTGTGCTACCCGGGTGTATGGGGAAATGGCAAAGATTCCTTTGCTTTTAAGCTCAACCAGCTTTGCCCATGTTTCTTTTGTTTCTCTTATCAGTTCTGGTGTTAATTTTTCGAGTGCATCATTCATGTTTTTTTCCTCCTTTCTGATTTAAGAGGGAGGGGAGAGACCGCCCTGCCGTGCATATGCGAGGGACTTGCGGAACAGGGCAGCCTGGAAATATCGGCTTGAATTTTATATTTGGGTAGTATATAATTGGTTAAATACTTCTTTTTCCGCCTTTTTCG